GCTTAGCCTCGTTAAAGGCTTCATTGGTGAGCATGTCACCACGGTCAGTTGTTTACCTCGCTGATCAGCAAGCTTGTCTTGCACCTCCTACTTCTGATGCCCGGAAGTACATGCAGGGCTAACTAAATTCTAGATAGATTGTCTATCACATCTTCCAGCTTCTCCCAAATAAACAAAGGTGCTTAAATGGCTCTTGGTATGTCCGTGACACTACGTAACGCTCGTGGTGCAGCTATTACAGCAGAAGCTGGTAATGGTGCTAAATTTCAAATCTACTCTCTCTCACGTCCTGCAACCGGCGCTGCGATCACTTCTCAAGTGAAGCTTGCTGAGTTCACAATGGGTACTCCCTTTGCTACAACTTCTGCTGGTGTAACCACCATCACTCTTCCAGCAAATACCACTGGTCTTGCAGCAGGTACTGCTACTTGGGCACGACTGACTAAAGCAGACGGTACTACATTTGTTATGGATTTCTCTGAAGGGACAGACTTCACACTTAACACCACAACGGTGAGTATTGGTCTGACCATGAGTATGTCCACTGCTACGGTTACTGAAGGTAATGCCTGATAAGCGGGTGAGGGCTATAAATGGCTATTACAACAATGGATCAAATTGCAGCCGGCCTTGCCGCTGCTCCAGTAATTGATCTTTTTGCACCATCTGCTACAAACGTAGCTGCTGGCTTTGTAAATCTTCAAAGGGCTGTTGTTACCTCTACAGGTCAGATGGCAGTACCAGCAGCAGCTTCAGCAGGCGGAACATTACACAGTGCAGGCCAAGCAGGTTTCGGAAACCTACCAGACCCCGTTGGTGGTGCTAGTAGATACCTTGCTCAAAGTGCTTTTACATTTGCAACAGCAGGCTCCCTGTGGTTTTACGACAGAGTGTGGTCTTGCTCAGGCTTTAGTGGGAGTGTAACAACAGCCCAAGCCGTAACAAGCTTCCCTGTTCTAACCCGTCCAGATGTTAATGGTACAAAGCTTGAAATCTGGATTGAGTGCTATACAGCTACAGGGGCTACAGCATCAAACATTACAGTACAATATACAAACTCTGATAGTGTAGCCGGGCGCAACACAGTTTCAACTGCTCATATCACCTCTATGCCTGCTAACAGAATGTATCGAGTTCCTTTACAAGCCGGTGATACTGGCGTAAAGAGTATTCAATCTGTAACGCTCAGTGGTACTACAGGGACAGCAGGTAGCTTTGGTGTTACGTTGATGCGTAAGATTGCAGTGACAGGTTCCGCTGTAACAAACATTCCGGTAGTGAATGACTTCGCTGCTCTTGGCCTACCCTTGGTTCAAAATGGTACAGCTCTGAATGCTATCCACCAAGGTACAACCACTTCGTCTGGTATAATTTTAGGTGTACTGACATTTATTGACGGGTAAGTGTGTAAATGAGCAACTTTAAATTTACACCTTATCAGAGAGTTAGTACAAGACAGTATCTGTCTGAAACTTCTCTAAATGTTTATCCTATTGCAACGTCTTGGTTCTTTGGTGAACAAAACACTTCTGCAAATGCTTCTATAGTAGCTTCTACACAGAACTCAACATCCTCTGTAGCTGTATCAAGTAAGATCACAGTTTCTGTATCCTCAAGCACAGCAGCAAGCACCTCTAGTATTTCTGTTACTATTACAGATAATAGTATCTCTGGTAGTATTCAAGCTACAACTGCTAACTCTACATCCTCTGTTCCCGTTAACCTGAGAAGTAGTGCTGTAGTATCGACAAGTGCAACTTCTGCTACGTCAGCTATTACACTGAATAGTAAGGCCACTGCACAGGTTACGCCTTCTACAGCAGCTTCTGTTTCAAGCGTTTCTGTAACATCTAAAAGCAACACATCAGTAAGTGCTGCAACAGCAAACAGTGTTCCAAATTTACAGCTCGTTAGCCGTAACAATACAGTCCTTACCACAAATACAGCATCAGCATCTTCAGCTATCACACTAAGTAGCTCTGCTACCGCACAGCTTATAACCTCTATAGCAGCTTCTGTTTCAAGTATTACACTAACTTCCAGAGGTAATGCTACACTTTCTACGACAACTGCTAATAGCACTCCAAGCTTACAGCTTGTCAGTAAATTAGATAATATTGTCTCAGCTTCTACTCAGAATGCTACTTCATCCATACAACTACAAGGTAAAGCTTCTCTATCACTTACCTCTATTACTTCTCCAAGTATTTCAGATATTGTTGTAGAGATTGAACAAGTAGAACAAGTTGTAAGTCTGGTTGCTGTAACACAAAACTCTGTCTCTGATATTGATCTAGAAAGTAAAGTTGTAGTAGCCTCTAATAGCACAACAAGTAATTCTGTAGTAAGTCTACAGTTAGTTAGCGGCTCTACTCTTGGTCTTACATCATCTACAGATGATAGTGTTTTAGCAGTAAGTCTCGGTTCTGTAAGTAATGTTAATCTTTCAGCTACAACAGAGCAATCAGCATCAGACATTGTATTTGATTTGTTTGAGCCTTACATACCGACTAATGTGTTTGACATTAAGAAAGTGAATAGAGTTGTAACCGTACAAGCTATTGATAGAACATATACGGTAGAAGAACAAAACAGATTCCCTGTTGTCAATAATGTGAATAGAGAATATCAAGTAGAGCAACAGATTAGGGAGTTTGCTGTATGACCCAAACAAGACATCTTCCAAAAGGTGAACTATCAGTTTTGAACATCGGCTTGGATTGGGCTGAGTGGCTTGAGACTGACACAATCACTTTGAGTGAATGGACAGCAGATGCTGAACTCACTCTATCGAGAAAGCAGAATACCACAACTACAACATCTTGCTATGTTTCTGGCGGCATTCTAAGTAAGACGTATCAGATTACAAATAAGATTACAACACTGGATGGTAAAGTTGATACTCGTTATGTCACTATCGTGATTGACAACCAGTCTGCGTAGTAAAATGTTTTACAAAGCGTCTTTGAAATATAGGACGCTTCAATAAGACATTTGAAAGTAACTCTAAAAGATTACAAATAATGTTGTCAGAGTATTGACAGATAAGCGTTTGTATGAGATACTTCTTGGATTGAAGGCGGTAAAGCGTCTTGAAGGTTTTTGGCTTACTGTGAAGTACCCAGTTTATTTTTGACTCGTCGGGAGACGCTCGGTTCTTATTTACGAAGAGGAACTGAAAATGGAAGATATGGACGTAAACGAAATGATTGCAAATTCACGACAGCTTGTTGTGTCTTTGATTCAACCCAATGGTGATGAAGAAACCTACTGCTACCTAGTAGACACTCCGGGCTTCTGTGTGAAGCTAGTCGATGGCGAAGAAGAGCATGTAGACTTTGACTTCACTCCTGAATGGGTTACAGAAGCAGTCATTGCAGTTATGAAAGCAGATAAATAAACTATCATGCCTTGTCGGGAGACACGCAGTTACCTTTAAATAAAGGAGCTGAGCATGAGTGGAGTTGTAAATAACAAGAAACTTATATCTGAAGAAGGAAACAGATACGGTAAACTTGTCGTTATAGAAAGAATTGGTAGCAAAGTATACCCCTCTGGTCAATCCAAGCCTATATGGCTTTGTCAGTGTGATTGCGGGAACACTACGGAAACAAATGCACAAAGTTTACGTGCAGGACAAGTCAAATCTTGTGGTTGCGCCCGCTATGACCTAGATAAAGATTGGGTGGGTACTGTGCAGGGCAAGTTGACTGTAGTATCCCGAGCAGATGATAAAATAACCAAGAAGGGTTACAAAGCAATTCGTTGGAACTGTGAATGCGAGTGTGGTAACGTCAAAGTCCTGAGAAGTTCAGCTTTGAAGAACGGGTCAACTAGTTGCGGATGTGACTATAAAAGAGAGAAGCACGGTCACACTACGCACGCTGACCATAGTCCAACGTTCACTTCTTGGCACTCTATGATGCAAAGGTGCTTAAATCAAAATCATCACGCCTACCAGTTATATGGCGCTATTGGTATTACTGTCTGTGATGAGTGGAAGGATTTTACTAACTTCCTCAAGGACATGGGTGTACGACCAGAGGGTACGAGCATCAACAGGATCAATGGCGCTATGATCTACTCTAGTGATACTTGTGAGTGGGCAACTTATAGCATACAAGCATATGATCAGAAAATCAGAGCAACAAATAAGTCAGGTGTAACTGGTGTTTGTTGGGATAAAAGGTTAGACAAATGGGAGGCGTATATCAGCGTAGATAAGAAGAAAGTTTCACTAGGTTTCTACGAAGATGTTAGCGAAGCTGCCGCCACCCGGAAAGAAGCGGAAATTAAATACTATGGATTCACTAAACAATGAGTGACGTACAATTAATCTCGCCAGCATCAGAAAAACAGGCCGCATTTCTTGAGGCGGTTGATGGGCGAAATGATATAGTCCTCTTCGGAGGCGCGGCTTAATACTATGGGTCGCGTTAAACTCCTCTAATTCAGGGAAAGCTAAGGCTGTAAAGCTACGCCAATCCTGAGCTAAGCCTATAAATAGGAAAGTGCAGAGACTAGACTTTATGTCGTAGGTTGCAAGTGCAATCGAAACGGGGAGTAGCTGAAAAGCTAAAGAGATAGTCCGACAACACTCCGAAAGGGTGGAAGAAGTGTAACGGCTTCACAACTGATTGGGTAGTGGTAAATCATACCTAGGCGTGATGGCATTCTTACAATGGGTGACACGCCCTGATATGGAAAAGTTCCGTGGTGTTATTCTACGAAGAACAATGGTTCAAGTGACTGGCCCCGGTGGCCCAGCAGAGACAGGACAAGAGATTTACCAAACATTTGGTGCTAAGTTTCGTGTCAAAGATTCCAAATTTGTGTTCCCGAACTCTTCCACTATTGTATGTAAGGGTTGTGAACAAGAGAAAGATAAACACAATTTCCAAGGTTGGCAAGTAAGCGCATTCTTGGTCGATAGAATTTGTCGCCTTATACCGCAATGTATATTGAATAACTCCTTTAACTCAGGGGAACTCCTAATAGGACAATCCTGATCGAAGCTCTTAATAGAGAACGTGCAACGACCATCGAAAGCACACAGAAATGTGGAAGTGAGTAGAGTAGGGCTAAGTAGCCTGAAACGGGGAGCATCCCAAGTGGATGATGATATGGTCTGAACATCTATAGTAATATAGAGATGCAGGTAAAGCTGCTGGTCAAGTCTAACGAGCTTGATTGAACATATTGGAAGCTCAACAGTTTGAAGAGTCTCAAGTTCTATATTTTATTTCTCGTATGCGAACAGCAGCTCCAATGAAGCCTGTCATGATGATGACAGCGAACCCTGATTATAATTCCTACCTTCGTAAGTGGTTGGAAGATGCAGGGTACTTAGATGAAAAAGGTATTCCACGTAAAGATCGTGACGGCAAACAAATGTGGTTTGTTCGTATCGGCAATAAGATGGAATGGAAAGAAACAAAAGAAGAGTTGTTAGAGATATATGGCCCCGATTGCGGCCCTATGTCCTTCTGCTTCCTGCCAGCCAACTGTCACGATAATCCAATTTTGCTTGAGCGTGACCCATCCTACGTTCATAAACTTATCAACATGCCCCGCGTAGAAATGGAACGCCTTTACCTCGGGTCATGGTATGCGAAAGAGTTATCTTCTGGATTCATGAAGAAAGACTTCTGTAGGCCAGTTAGATTCTACGAACAAGAGTTTGTTTCTTACTGCCGTGCGTGGGATATCGCTGGTTCCATTCCTTCAGAAACACTTCCAAATCCCGACTGGACTGCTGGTGTTCTCATTGGTAAGACAAAACAAGGTCGGTATGTAGTTCTAGACTCTGTAAGATTCCGTGCTCGCTTTGGCGAAGTTATGCAGAAGATTATTGAGACTTGTAAAGACGATCCTCCGGGTACACAGATTATTTTGCCGCAGGAGCCAGGTCAAGCTGGTAAAGCCGCTGGTCAAATGATGATTAAAGAGATTATCGAAGAAGGTTTCTATGCTAGAATGCGCCCTTCGAATAAATCCAAGATAATTCGTTTTCAACCATTTGCTGCTGCTGCTGAAGCCGGTCTTGTAGATTATGTTGAAGGCCCATGGAATGACGACTACTTTGATGAGTTGGAGCTTTTTGACGGAAGTCGCAAGAACAAGGATGACCAAGTGGATGCCACATCAGATGCGTTTATCACACTTGCCCAGAGGTTCCAGATACCCAACTTCACAGCAGCTCTTCAAGAATCAAATTCTCAATTTAAAACCCATAACCCCTTTGCGTAGGAAGATATATGGCAGAAGAAAAAGAAGACTTGACGCCTACCCTTTCAACGGGGAGTGATCCCATCCCACGGATGGCTATGGGTCAAGCATCTTTCAGCGGACTTAATGTGTTCTCTGGTAATATTTATGAGGAGTGTGCTCAAGACCTTCGCTGGCCTCGTTGTATGCAAACTTACAAAGATATGGCCAAAGATGCAACTATTGCTCCAGCATTAAATATTGTTGAAATGGCTATCGCTCGTGTACCTTGGAATATCCGTATTCCTGAAGGTTATGAGGACAGTCTAAAAGATAAAGCTATATTCCTTGAACAGTGCATGAAGGACATGGATCATAGTTGGGGCACTTTCATCCGTCAAGTGGTGAGCTTCAATAGATTTGGTTTCTCAACACATGAGAAAGTGCTTCGTCGTCGTTATAAAAAGAATGGTAGTAAATACAACGATGGTCTTGTAGGTATTGCCTCTCTTCCATCCATTGCTCAGGACAGTATCACATCTTGGGGTTGGGATGATACAGGCAGAAAGCTTGATTACCTTTACCAACAAAAGCGTATCCCTTCTGGCAAGGATAAGTCTGCTGTTGTAAAGAGTGGTGAAGATGTTCGTATCCGTCGAGGTAAGTTCCTGCTATTCCGTAACAGTGTATTAAAAGACTCACCAATCGGAGAATCTCCACTAAACGGCTGTTGGCAAGCATGGCGATTTAAGACAGAGCTTGAGAAGTTTGAAGCAACTGGCGTAGCCAGTGATGTCCATGGACTGAAAGTGTTGAGTCTTAACCCTCGCTACATGGCTGAGGACGCTTCTCCTGCTGATAAGGCTGCATTTGAACACTGGAAGAATGTGATGCGTAATTTGCACACAGGCGACCAGACAAGTGTAATTGTGCCAAGTCTTAAAGATGATAACGGCGAAGAGATGATCGCTGATCTTAAACTGCTCGGTATCAATGGTACACGCAGTTACAACGTAGGTGAGATTATTGCTCGCTATCGTTCTGAGATTGTAACTTGCCTTATTGCCTCACAACTTAGTCTTGGTCAAAGCGGTGGTGGTAGCTTCTCTCTTGCAGAAAGCCTACAACAAATCTCTAATATGAGTATTGAAGCAAAGCTCATTGAGATTCAAGATCAGCTTAACCATGATTTGATTCCTACTATCTTTGCTGCTAATGGTTGGTCAACAGAAGTGTGCCCCGAGTTTTACTTTGGTGACCTTGTTAGTCCAGACCTTGATGTACTTTCCAGCTTTATTCAACGTGTTGGTGCAGCAGGCTTGCTTCGTAAGACTCCTGCAACTGTCTCTTGGATTGCAGAACAGGCAAACATGCCCGTTGACTTCGCTCTTGATGTTGAACAAGAAGAGTTTGAAAAGCTCCTTACAGGCTTCACCTCAAACGCAGGTGAAGGAATGGTCGAGGGGTTGGGGGCAGGCACTGGAAAGGCAACTGGTGGTGGTGATAAGTCTACTGGTAATAAGGAAAACAGTTAGTGTCAGAAAATAATGAGTTTGTAGAAAAGCTTGCTGGTCTTGTTGAGAAATACTTTGGTGGGAGTGCTAAAGAAGTTGAACTTAAACCAGAAGTTGAAGTGATTAAAGCTTTGGACGAAGAGGAGCGCATGGCGCTCTTTGTAGTTCTTGAACCAGATGCTGTAGACCTACATGGTGATACATATTCCGAGAAGGAAGTTGAGAAAGCTTGTATCTCTTACAACCAGCATTGCCGCAAGGCCAACCTCTATCATCGCGTAGAAACAGAAGACTTTGCAATTGTGCAGTCGTGGGTTTCTCCTAACGGTTCACTGATGACCAAGGGCGTGAGATTAAGAAAGGGACTTGGCTTGCTTGGACTAAGTTTGAGAATGAAGAGCTTTGGGAGGAAGTTAAGAAAGGTAACTTCCAAGGACTTAGTGTTGGTTGCCGAGCAACTGTAGAGGAAATTGAATGACTATTGCAAAACGAAAGTTGAGTAACTTCAACTTTGAGGCGGAGGGTGCTCACATCGCCTTGGTTCACAAAGACCAAGGCGGCCCTGCAAATGGTGTTGACTATGCTCTGATCACCAAGGCTACTAAGGACATTACTGTTAAGGATGTTGAGAAAGCATCTGAAGTAACTGTGACACTGAACATTGTAGACTTCCTTCGTAAGTTCTTTGACCTTTGGTATGACGATGCACTGGTTCTTGCTGCTGTTATGGGCTATGATGTTAGTGACGTTGGTTATGACTATGAGTTGGCTCAAGCTGATTCGTGGATCAATAAGCGTATTGACGCCATTGAAATTATGAAATCTGTAACTCTTGATGTAGATGATATTGGTGTTGCTGTTAGTCAGCTATCACCAAAAGACTATGCCTCTGTCCTCAAAACGCAAGAAGTATTTGAAAAGAATTTTGATGCTGCAACTTCTAAAGTTGAGGCTATCAAGAAGTCCTCTGGCATTCCTGCCAAGGGCGTAACAGTCTCGAAAGAGGCAAAAACTCCCTCCGTGGAAACTAATAATAAACTAGAGGATGACAAATTGTCTGAATTTATCTCCAAGGCTGCTCATGAAGAGCAAGTCACCAAAGCTGTAGAAGAAGCAATTGCTAAAGCTGTTGCCCCTGTACAAGAAGAACTTCAAAAAGCCAAAGAGCAGATTGAAGTTATCGAGAAAGCTAAGCAAGAAGCTGTCGTTAAAGCTCGTCAAGAAGCCATTGCTTCTGTTGAGAAAGATGCAGCTAAAGCTGAAGAGTTGTTTAAGTCTCTTGAAGCCCTGCCTGATGAAGCGTTTGACACTGTGATCAAAGCTCTGG